ATCAGTTAAAAGACACCTTATTTCACTTCTAAGAAGTTTAAATACATCTTCCTCTGCTAACAATGGACTTGATTTTATAATCTTCTTTATTGCTATCTGTAACTCCTTAGATAACTTTAAATCCGGTGCAACCGAGAAAAATCTACTAAACTGAGGGTCTGTAAGCATTAGCAAAATAAAAATAACCGCCGAATTGAATGTCTTAAAATTTTTACGACAAATTTCTAATACAGCAGTTATATAATATCTACTATCCTTATTTTCATTATTTTTTAATTTAGTACATAATACAGCTACAATAAGCAACCAGGCATAATCTTCTAATCCTTCATCCATTGGACATTGTAAATCCGGATGAACCATTAATTTAAGTAATTTATTTATCTTCTCAAAAGCCTTTTCATCAACATATGCTTCTTCATCTTTGCCATCTGCTATATCAAGCCATGCTTTTGCTTGTTTCTTTACATACCTAGGTACTTTATGATTATCTTCCTCAATACACCATTGAGCATATTTATAAGCTCTACTATCTTTAACTTCCATTTAAAGCCTTTAATAATGGATTATCTTGTTTTTCTACTTTTTTAGGTATGTTTCTTAATGCTGCAGCAATTGTCATTATATTTTCTTTCTCTAGATCAAGAAGCATTTTTCTTTTCGCTTGTATTTGCTTATCAAGATTAATTATGTTTTTTTGCATTTCAGATTGTAACTTAAAATAATCTTTGAATTCCATCTCAAAAGCTTTTTCTTCGAGTTCGCTCATCTGTTCATAGAACTTTTCTCGCTTTTCTTCAAACTCTACACATTCAGCTTGCAATAAACAATATCTATTAATTACAGCTTCGTATATAGCGTCATTCTTTCCAATACTTTTAAGTAATTTATTTATCCTCATAAACTCCTTATGAGCTACAGGATTGTTTTTCACCTCAGGTCGCTCTTTTAATGCCACACCTGTGGCAAGAGCCTTTTCTCCTTCTTCTCTTAACTTTAGTTCCTTTTTAGTTCTATGAGATTTCCCTTCTGCTTTTAATACAACGAATGGTTTCGGTGGTGTTGGCATTAATTCACTTCCTTTCTGAAATAATTTTTTTTAAAAAGCTGATGTGGGAATATTTTATCTTTGTGGGTGGTTGCGTGGTATCCAAGACCTCTTATTTTTCAACCTTCACTCCCCCGGGGGTACTATCCAACCGTCCACACTCTACACATTTTGTTAATTCCCCGACTGGTTTCTTTTTACTGTCATATGCTGTTTTATCTGGTCTATTTGCCAAGTCAATGCCAATATAATACATTGGCACTAAATGTCCATTACACTTTTTACATGGCCTGCCATCTTTCCTATGGTCATTTTCTTTCACTATTTCTTGTTCTCCGCATTCTATACATTTATACAACATACCCATTTTCATCAACCGTCCTCCTGCTCCTGGATTATATCTAATATAACTTCTCTTGGTATCTCTCCACGTTCTGCCATCTCGTGATGACGCCCACACATTGTAAGTAAAATATCATTGTCCAATCTTCTATCGAAATCCTCTTCGAGAGGTATTGCATGATGTACCTCTAAATAATCGTATGTATATTGATTATAAGTATCATATAACTTCCTTATACATATCTGACATAAGTAATTATCTCTTTGCTTTATCTGCTCTCTTTTCTCTCTCCACTTTCTAGACCATCTAAATTTATCTTTCTCGTTACCTTGCTTTTTTCTTTTAGGTTTCATTCCACAATCATATTTACTGTCATGTATTCTCCCACAATATTTACAACTCTTTTTCATATTTACCTCTGCCTTAATGCTCCGTTAACTCTTTCATATCTCCTTGCGCTCATACATTCTTTTAAACTGTCTGTTTCCTTTAGCTTTTCTACTTTCTTTCCACTGCAATAAGGGCATACTATAAAAACACCTCTTACCTTTGCATATAATAATTCTTCTGTTAATAACACAAATTCTTTCTTACAACCCTTACATTTATAACTTGTATATTCACTCATGCCCTCACCTCACTTTTATATAAATAAAAAGAACACTATTTCTAGTGTCCTGGTTTAAATCTATGCCCACACTTTAAGCATGTTATTATTATTTTATTTTTACCTATCATTCCTGCTGCAACTCCACCTATCGGATTTATAAGCGCCGCTCCTACAAGTCCCTTTCCTAAACTCCAGCCTTTCTTATTAGCTGTTATACTTGTACTTCCACATTTAGGACAACACACTTCGTTACTGTTCTTTCTTCTCTCTCTTTCTTCCATCCATTCTTTAACTTCTTGTTTTCTTATCTCTTTCTTTTCTGCTTTAATTATATTTCTTTCTTCCAATTTTTCTTCAGTTGTTAAAAAGGCCAATTTAAATAAAATTACTGTATCTATTATCCAACCAAATCCAACCAGTCCTACAGTAAGAAGATATAATAAGCCTAATCCTATTTTCTTTTCATAAAATTTGTGCGTACCTAAAAATCCTGTAAATAAACAAATAAAAAACTCTTTTTTGTAATACTCTCTCATTTCTATTCCTCCATAACTTGCTAATAATATAATTATATAACAAACTATTTAGAAGGACTAGATTTAATTATTTCAAAAAATTATAAATCTCTTCAAAAAAGCACCTAGTATCTCTACTAAGTGCTTTAAGGGGAGTTTGATAATTATGTGGATAGTGGAGATAGTAGGACTTGAACCTACATATGTACCGCTTTGCCTTTAAGCTATATCTCCATATTGTACCTAGAATATAATCTAGGTACTAACTAATTTTATCGGAGGTCAAATGAAAAATCCTGTCCAATATTTCCACAATATTATTTTAACCTATCGTTTTGCTTATTTTTTATCGACTTTTTATCATTTTTTTATCACTTCAATAGTGTATTTTCAAACTCTGCTATTGCTTCTACTAGCTCTTCTCTTTTTCGATATGCTGTTGCTTGTGCCATATTTAACTTTATGGATATTTGTAATATGCTATTTCTATCTCCATACTTTAACTCTAAAAATCTTTTATCTTCTTCACTTAAAAGTTCTATATTTTTATTCATATGTTCTATATATCTTTCTATTTCTCTCAGTTTAGATTTATACTTTAAAATCTTCTTAGTTTTTTCTACGTGTTCTCTTTCTAATCTCTCTATCATTTTGCACATTTCTGCTTCAGCATAACTTGTACCAGTAGGTGAGGTTTGTACTCTTTCTTGTATTCCTATTCCTTTTTGATAATAGTCTATTGTTACATTAGAATGTTTTATATCATATTCTATTGTTTTTAACTCTTTTTCTAACCATGATATTTCTTGTTTTATTCTATATATTTTCTTTTTACTTAAATAATATCTATATAATTTTCCTTCTGTTTTTCTAAACAATTCCTTATCCACTAAGCCCCCTCCTCAATTCTCTTTTTCATGCTCCTTTTGTCTACTGGAGAACCAATAACTTGTCCACTTTCCGTTATTATTACTGAAAGTGTCTTTTTACCATGTGTTACATCAAAATAAGTTCCCTCTTCTTTGGCTTTTGCGATTACCCTTTTCATTGGATTTGTATCTGCATCGGCTATTAATACTATTTTGCTTATTTGTATATAATTTGAATAACCTACATTAGTTAATATCATATTAATTCCCCCTATCCTTTAAATATATTCCCTCTTTTAATCATCTTTAGTTTGTGTTTTTCCAAACCTGCATATATATCTTCTAGTCTTATCCCTGCCATATCCATTACATTAATCTTTGTTTGAACACTGTCCCAGAACTCTTCTATTGCATTATCATAGTCGCATTTTATTATCGCTTGTGTGAACTCTGCATTTTCTTCATCACACTTTCTTAATTCATCAAATAAGGTTGCGTTTATTCCTGACTTCTTTAGGTCCAACGGCTTTAAGTTATGATTTTCTTTTCTTATCTCATTGCTCTTAACCCCTAGAAAGAAGTTAAGAATTAACATTGCTAATATTAAATAAACTCCTATCCCCATAATCATTTTTTACACCTCTAAATTCATTACATCCATTATTTCAGATAGTCGTTTATAGAACATAGCTATCTCTTTCTTTCTATAGTTTTCAATATCTTCTGAATTATTAAAAATCACATCTCCAGCAATAACTCTATTACCCTCTTTTATATAAATTCCACATTCACCTTTAATAACTACAGCGTCTTGTTTTTTTAGTTTATTATTATCCTTTATTTTTATTAATTCATCTTTTTTAAGTACTTCTTGATTTACTTGCTTAGGTTTTAAGTTTATTTTTGTATCTTTAGGTACACACTTGGAAGTTTTCATATACTCTCTTTTCCATCTGTAATAATAGGTTTGAGCAGTATCTATACTAATTTCAAACTTCTTTGCTACTTTTTTTATTATTACTTCTTTATCTTTTTCTGAATAAGCGTTAATAAACATAAATATTTCATCTATCTTTCTCATAAAATTTCTACCTCCTTTTCACAATAATTTTGAATTGTGAACTAAGTCCTGTAGCAAAATTCGTACTGGTCGCATTTTTTACAAACATCTTTATCTTTGCAACCACACGTCTCTGCCCATCCACATTCATCACAATGAAATGGCGGGTGGTCATAACCTATACCATTATTTATCCCTTCTGAATACATTATTTCGCCACACTTGGGGCATGTTTTTTTAATCACTCTATCGTATACACTCATGCATCAATTCTCCTTTTTATTTACCGAGAATTCCTCGGTAATTCGCAATAATAATAAATTATTCATTAACTCTTAATAGGTTTATAGATAATTTCAAAGCATCTTCTACATATATATTTTTTAGCTTTTTTTATTCCTATTTTAGTAACATCAACGTCTTTAACATATTCCATTTCATTCTTGCATATATAACATTTCATAATTTTCTCCTTTCTTCGCCTTATTTACAAATTCCTTACTAAAAAGGCATATCCCCATCATCCACTGGTGTCATTTCATTATCAAAATTCATTCCGCCATCAGAATTGTTATCTTGGGATTGTCCGCTATTCTGACTATTTCCGATAAATTCAAAGTTTTCTACTACTACATCTGTTGTATATCTCTTAGTTCCGTCCTGTGCTTCATAACTTCCAGTTCTAATATTCCCCGAAACAGCTATTTGCCTTCC